CCTGGCTCTCGCATAGGTCAGAGGCTCCCAATCATACCCATCAAGGCGCAAGCTGGCGTAGGCAAAGGCTTCCTGTACGACAGAGACGAGTCGCAAGACCCAGAAGATGTCTACGAAGAGTTCGATACTATGGAGGTGGCACTGGAGCGTGAGGTCTCTGACCGCTACAAACTCTTCCGTGTTACGGGCAATAGTATGGACGACGACTCTAAACGCTCCATCTGTGACGGGGATGTAGTCCTCTGTCGTGAGGTGTATCCCGAAGATTGGAGATACGGGCTAATCAACACAAAGTACCCCTACGTGGTAATCGTTATCGAAGAGGAGGGGGTACTAATCAAAGAGCTAATCAAGCACAGCAGAAAAGATAACACCATCACCCTACACTCACTCAATAGCAACTACGAAGACTTCACGAAGTCGCTAAGCGATGTGCGTGCCTTCTTCTACGTGGAGCGCATTGACCGCAGTGTGCAGGTGTGGTAATCACTAACGAATAAAAACAGATCCATATGATGACGCAACAACAACGTGCCGAAGCTCGCAAGAGCTCGTCAGCCCTACGAACATGGGGAAAGGTAATAACACTCGTGGGTATACCCTCTTTCGTTATCCTCTTTGCCCTCACGGCGACAATAAGGATAGGTGATAATCAGACCATCTTTAACCCCGCAAGCCTAGCATACCTTTTCGGAGCAATTCCATGCGCCGTTTTCTACAAGATACTACAGGTGATAGCCAACACCTACGACCTTATGGACTCTAACACCCCAGAGCCAGAGATAGAGGGAGAGCAGGCAGGGGAAGAGGACAATAGTATGCCCTTTGGGCTTGCTATGGGAATTGTCCTTTTCGTCACTCTGATCACATCCGTATGCATACTTGTGATGAAGTAGACGTAATTGCGTCACTATTTCATAGTCTATATCAAGGAGATAGTGATCACAAGCTGTCGTAACAACTCAAACAAAACACAACTTATGGACTTCAAAGACCAGCTAAGGCAACTCTCGGAACGTATAGTATCAATGAAAGAATCTATACATACAGAGGAGGCAACCAAGACGTCGTTAATCATGCCATTTATCTATGCCCTAGGGTACGATGTGTTTAACCCCACCGAGGTTGTACCAGAGATGGTATGTGACATAGGGGCAAAGAAAGGGGAGAAGATTGACTATTGTATACTCAAAGATGGTCATCCTATTATGCTTATAGAATGCAAACATTGGGCGCAAGACCTCAGTCTATACGACAACCAACTCCTAAGATACTTCCATGTGTCTAGTGCTAAGTTTGGAGTACTCACAAACGGAATAGTGTACAGATTCTATACAGATCTTGATACACCTAACAAGATGGATGAGGTTCCATTCTTGGAGGTTAATATGCAGGATCTTAAAGATACTACTATAGAGGAGCTTAAACGCTTTCATAAATCATATTTTAATCTTGATGAGGTAGTAAGTTCCGCTGGTGAGCTTAAATATCTGAGAGAGCTTAAAAGCATAATATCAGATGAGTTCAAATCTCCATCCCCAGATTTCGTAAAAATACTTTCAAAGCGTGTGTATGCAGGGTCATTTACACCTAAAGTATTGGAGCATTTTGCACCACTGGTTAAACGTGCTATATCCACTCATGTGGCGGATATAATCTCTGGTCGTCTAAGCGCAGCGATAAAGAGCGAAGAGATGGAAGCTGAATCTGAACAGTTGCCACCACAGCCAGAAGATGCAGGAAGTGAGACAAAAGTTATCACTACCGAAGAGGAGATAGAGGCCTATCTAATCGTGAAAGCAATATTGGCAAAAACGATAGACGTAAAGAGGGTGTACTATCGGGACGCACAAACCTATTTCACTATAATAATAGATGATAGTAACAGGAAGAATATATGCAGGCTGTACCTCGACTCTGAGACGAGTAAAAAGCTAGTGTTTACAGACGAGCAAAATAAGCCTTCCGTGACGCACAAGATTAACAGCCTCGATGACTTATATGCCTATGAGGATGAATTCATATCTGCGGCATTGCCATACAAGTAAACTATACTATCAGCTTACACCAACCACTTATATGACTAACATCCAACCATCTACACCTGACTCATAATCAGGGAGTCCTTGGTTCAAGCCCAAGTGGGACCACAACAGAAACTAAGCACTAGACAGCAGGTTGAAAGTTCCCTTGGCGGACAAAACAGCCTGCTGTTTTTGTTACACGGAATTTTAGCAACAAATAAAACCTCCAGTCATTGCTCCTGCTAAGGAGAGGTATTTGAGATTTCCTTTTGCCAACGTTTAGATGGCTTCCTACCAAGGGGCGATTTGATAGTGCAAAGACAAAATAAAATGTTAGACAATCAAACAATCAACAGGCCCTCGGGGGCCGATATCTTGCATGTGATCCTCTCCAATGAGAATATGACAGCCGCTACGCTGTCGAATAAGCTCGGATATTCATCCCCTCAACAACATATCGAAGGGGATAACAAAAGGGATATCGCCCGCCTTATCGAATAGGATAATAGAACTCTTCCCCCACTACAGCCGTAGCTGGCTTCTCTCAGGTGAGGGCAAGATGTTTGTCCCTTCTGAGGACACCACAGACGAAGCCCCGACGAAGCCCCAACGAGCCTCCAACGAGGTAGAAACAAACACCTCTGGCTCTCGCATCATCCTGCGACTGCCTATTATCTCCATCGAAGCGAAAGCTCGCATAGGGAAAGGCTTCCTGTACGACAGAGACAGCTCACAAGACCCAGATGATATATACGATGAGTTCGACTCTATGGAAGTTTTCCTTGAGCGTGAAGTCTCCGACAGATACAAGCTCTTCCGAG